TTCCCAGTCACGATACGCCGGACCCTATATTTTTGCCCCGCGGGGACTTTTTGAGACAACTTTCCGAACTTGAGGAGGCACGAGTGCGTGTACCAGGCGTCCCATTCGATCAGGGGCGACACCCACAAGGCAAGTTCTCCGGAAACTTCCCTGTTGCTGGCGTTCTGCACCGTACTTACGGTGTTTTCGGCAAAGATGGGTACCGGAGTGCCTATAACATCGGCAAGAACGGCCGAAACGGAGTCGGAATTGGTTTCCACTTCCTCATCGGAAAGAACGAGGGGCAGTGGGTCCAGTTCTATGACACCGACGTCAAGGCTGCACACGCGGCTGGAGCGAACACTTGGGCCATTGGCATCGAGTTCGATGGAGTGAATGAAGACGTCCTGACCGACTGGCAGGTACGTGCAGGCGCTCATATCCTTGCTGCAATGGCCGACAAGATCCCTTTGACCTACTATGATGGTCCTCGCAAACTAGTTCGAGGCTGGTTGAACCATGCCAGCGTCCCAGGATCGGACCACACAGACAAGGTCACAAGAGAAGATTGGGCTCGACTCGTTGCTCGAGCCGGGAATCAGACACCAACCCTTCCGGCTAAGGAAGAACCCGCCGACATCAAGGAGGCAGACATGTACATCGCCGTTGGCGGAGTTGGATTCTTCGCTCAGTTCGGCTTGGTGACCATTCCTCTCGAGGGTCTAACCCTCCAGGGGTTCGCGGATCTCATCGCTCACCCGAAGTCGGTGGGGTTCATGACCATCCCCGAAGGAATGCCTGCTCAGGCCTTTGTTCAGAGGGCGATGCAGCAGACGGCAACAGCCATCAACCAGTGACCTGACGCCTAACGAGAGGAGGTAGGATGCCCGCTCGTAAATCGACTGGTCGAAGAGGTAGGCCAGCGATTACTCCTGAGGAACGGGAGAACCAGCTCATCTCGAAGGCGGTTGATCTAGCAGAAAGACAGTTGGAGGATGGTACTGCCACAGCGCAGGTAATCACCCACTACCTGAAGCTTGGATCAACAAGAGAAAGACTCGAGCAGCAGCGTCTCGCCAACGAGAATGTCCTGCTCACAGCCAAAGCAGAGCAACTTGAATCGCAGAAGCGAATCGAAGAGCTCTATGCTGAGGCTCTAGCTGCTATGAGATCATACGCTGGGAACCCGGATACTGGAGACTACGAGTGATAAGATCCTATAGTGAGTTGGCAAGACTCAAGACTTTCGAGGAGAGGTATGAGTACCTCAAACTCGAAGGCAATGTTGGCGCTATAACGTTTGGTTTTGATAGGCACATAAACCAAGCGTTTTACCGCTCGCATGAGTGGAAACACATCCGCAATTACGTAATCGTTCGAGACAATGGCTGTGATCTTGGCGTAGAGGGCTTCGAAATCCATGAGAAGATCCTCATCCATCACATCAACCCCATTGCCGTCGAAGACATCACAGATTGGAACGAAATCGTGGTCGACCCAGAGAATCTCATCACCACAACGCAACTCACTCACAACGCCATCCACTATGGAACGGATTCACTCGCTCCACGAGTGCTACCCGAACGAAAGCCGGGCGACACAGCCCTTTGGTGAACGAAAGGAGGCTTTCCAATGACAACCAGCATTCTCACTAGCACTAAGCAGATCTTGGGCATCGCTTCTGGATACACCGTGTATGATGCCGACATAATCATGCACATCAACTCTGCGCTGTCCACTGCGAGTCAACTTGGCGTCGGGCCAACTGGTGGCTTCGTCATCAATGACGCCACCACGACTTGGGAAGACCTCTCGCTCCCAGACGATCAGCTATCCATGTTGCGCACCTACGTGTTCCTGAAGACTCGGTATGCCTTCGATCCACCCCAGATTGGGTACCTGGTCGAAGCCATGTCGAATCAGATCAAGGAATACGAGTGGCGGCTCAACATGTTCCGGGAAGTCGAACTGCCATAACGCCAAGGAGGTGTGAAACATGAAGCCGGAAGTAGAAGCATTCATCGCCCACTACGGCGTGAAGGGGATGCGATGGGGTGTTCGCAACGAGCGAGGTGAAGGCGTTCGCAAGTTGACGAAGCCCGGAAAGAAGAAGAATCTCGGCACTGCTGAAAAGGCAGACAAGAAGAAGCAGAAGAGCACAGAAGCTGTCGAGAAGCTCACCGCAACGAAAAAGAAGGTCGAAGATCACACGCCAGAAAAGGCGCCCGATAAGTCGAACCCAACCAACCTGTATGGAGGGGCCTCGTTCAAGGGTGTTTCTGATGTGGAGCTTCGCGCAGCTGTGTCTCGTATGCAACTTGAGAAGCAGTACAAGCAGCTGATGGAAGAGGCTCAGCCCAAGAAGAAAAAGAACAAGGGCTTGCAGATCGCCGGAGACGTTCTCATGAACGTTGGCAAACAGCAGGCGACCAACCTCCTAAACAAGTCCATCGAGAATCAAATCAACAAGGCCTTCCAGGTCAAGGCCAACCCCAAGCTTCTGAAGGAAGCTGAGGGTATGGATCTTGTCGATCTGCGTAAGGCGGTTCAGAGGAAGGACCTTACAAAGAAGTTCGCAGGCGGATCTTGATCTCAAGGAGGCGATTGATTTGGCATTGTCTAACACAGCAACGCCTATCTATTACGGGCAGTTCCGAGATGCTGTTCTAAACGGTGAAATCCCGGTCAATCGTGAGATCTCCATGGAGATGAACCGCATTGACACACTGATCGAAGACCCGGATTACTATTACGATGATCAGGCTGTCGAAGGTTTCATCAGGTACTGCGAATACGAGCTAACGCTTACTGATGGTAGCGACCTTCATCTTCTGGATACGTTCAAGGTCTGGGCGGAGCAAGTCTTTGGCTGGTATTACTTCGTTGAGCGGAGTGTGTACCAACCAGGACTTCATGGAGCCCCAGGTCAGTACGTGACCAAGATGATCAAGAAACGACTCACGACGAAACAATACTTGATCGTTGCGAGAGGCGCGGCAAAGTCGATGTACGCCGGGATGATTCAGGCGTACTTCTTGAATGTCGACACATCAACCACGCATCAGATCACAACGGCTCCTACGATGAAGCAGGCGGAGGAGGTCATGGCTCCGATTCGCACAGCGATAGTTAGAGCCAGAGGCCCCTTGCTCAAGTTCCTCACCGAAGGATCGATCCGGAATACTTCTGGGTCTGCTGCTGATCGGGTCAAACTCGCCTCGACGAAGAAGGGGATCGAGAACTTCTTGACTGGCTCGCTTCTCGAGGTACGACCGATGTCGATCAACAAACTACAGGGGCTAAGACCTCGTGTTTCGACAATCGATGAGTGGTTGTCTGGCGACATTCGAGAAGATGTCGTTGGTGCCATTGAGCAGGGAGCATCCAAGATGGATGACTACTTGATCATCGCGGTCAGTTCCGAGGGAACGGTGCGTAATGGGTCTGGCGACACCATCAAACTGGAGCTCGCAAAGATCCTAAAAGGGGAGTACCAGGCGCCTCACGTCTCTATCTGGCACTACAAGTTGGATGATGTTGAAGAAGTGGCTCAACCAGACGTCTGGCTCAAGGCGAATCCAAACCTTGGCAAGACAGTCACTTATGAGGCGTATCAGCTGGATGTCGAAAGAGCAGAGAAAGCTCCAGCGTCCAGGAATGACATCCTGGCCAAGCGTTTCGGCATCCCAATGGCCGGATACACCTACTTCTTCACCTACGAGCAGACGATTCCTCATCGAAAGATGAGTTTCTGGTCTATGCCTTGCTCACTTGGCGCAGACCTCTCCCAAGGGGATGACTTCTGTGCGTTCACGTTCATTTTTCCGATGCATAACGGTGCTTTTGGTGTAAAGACAAGAAGTTACATCACAGCACTGACTCTTTCGAAGCTCCCTGTTGCCATGCGGCAGAAGTACGAAGAGTTCATGCGAGAAGGAAGCCTCCATATTCTGGAAGGTAACGTTCTTGATATGATGGAGGTCTACGACGACCTCGATGCCTTCATCATAGAGAATGAGTACGATGTTCGCACATTCGGATTCGACCCATACAACGCGAAGGAATTCGTGACGAGATGGGAGGCTGAGAACGGACCGTTCGGTATCGAAAAAGTGATACAGGGCGCCAGAACTGAGTCAGTTCCTCTCGGCGAATTGAAGATCCTTGCTGAGGAAAGAGCTCTTCTATTCGATCAAGAGCTCATGTCGTTCGCTATGGGTAATGCAATTACCATGGAGGACACGAATGGTAATCGAAAACTCCTCAAGAAGCGGCTCGATGAGAAGATCGACAATGTCGCTGCTATGATGGATGCTTACGTTGCCTACAAGGCCAACAAAGAGGCTTTTGAGTAAGTCTCCCGACCAATGCCATACCTAGGAGGTGATGCGAATGGCTGTGTTGGATCGTTTGAGAGGCGCCTGGAATGCTTTCAGGCACAACGACCAAGAGATAGTTGGATACAACCCGAACATCGGTCCTAGTTACGGCACACGACCAGACAGAATCAGGTTCAACTACTACAACGAGCGGTCGGTAGTCACGGCCATCTACACACGAATGAGCATCGACATTGCTGGCGTTGCTCTTCGACACGTGCAGGTGGATACGAACAACCGATACACTGGCGACGTTCGATCGTCGCTCAACAATGCGCTTACGTTGGAACCGAACATAGACCAAGGACCACGTGCTTTCCGTCAGGACATCGCAATGACGCTCTTTGATTCTGGAGCTGCTGTGATCGTTCCTGTGGACACGAATCTCAATCCGATCACCAACGAGCGATTCGACATCTTCACGCTTCGAGTAGGCAAGGTCGTTGCTTGGTATCCAAAGCATGTCCGTGTCAGTCTCTACAACGATGCTCGTGGTGAGTTGCAAGAGATCACTCTCGAGAAGCGGTACGTCGCTATCGTCGAGAACCCGCTATACGCCGTGATGAACGAGCAGAACTCAACTCTTCAGAGACTTCTCAGGAAGCTGACGCTTCTGGACACAGTCGACGAACAGTCAAGTTCAGGCAAACTCGACATCATCATCCAGCTTCCGTACGTCATCAAGTCAGAGGCTAGGAAGCAGCAAGCAGAACAGCGTCGGGAAGACATCGAGTTCCAGCTGAAGGGAAGTAAGTACGGTATCGCATACACCGATGCCACGGAAAAGATCACCCAGCTGAACCGCCCGGCGGAGAACAACCTGCTCAAGCAGGTCGAGTATCTAACAACATTGCTGTACAACCAGCTAGGGCTGACTGAGTCCATCATGAATGGAACAGCCGACGAAGCGGCAATGTTGAACTATTACAATCGGTCGATCGAACCCATCGTCTCAGCAATCGTTGAGGCAATGCAGAGGTCCTTCCTTGGGCCTGTCGGCACGATTGCTGGAGAACGAATTCAGTACTTCCGTGACCCCTTCCGACTTGTTCCGTTGTCTCAGATCGCTGAGATTGCTGACAAGTTCAGCAGGAACGAGATCACTTCTCCGAACGAGATTCGCTCGATCATTGGGCTTCCACCGTCTGCAGATCCGAAGGCAGATGAATTGCGGAATAGCAACATGCCGAACCCACAGCCCGCTCAAGAAGTGGCTAGCTCCTAAGAAAGGAAGTCAAAATGGAAGCGGATTTCAGTGGCTACGTCACCAAGGCGGGCCTGAAGTGCTCCGACGGAAGAACCATCCTGGCGAATGCGTTCGCTCACCAGGACAAGATGCAGGTGCCTCTCGTCTGGCAGCACGGACACACTGATCCGGAGAGCGTCCTCGGACATGTCATCCTCGAGCATCGTGAGGATGGCGTCTACGGGTACGGTTTCTTCAACAAGTCGCCCAAGGCTCGGCACGCTGCAGAAGCAGTGGAGCACGGCGATGTGAAGATGATGTCCATCTGGGCAAACGACCTCCTCGAGCGATCGAAGCGAGTCATGCACGGCGTGATTCGTGAGGTCAGTCTGGTGCTTTCGGGCGCCAACCCCGGCGCTCTCATCGAGAGTGTCACGATTCAGCATTCCGATGGGTCGCAAGACACCCTCGAAGACGAGGCCATCATCTACACCGGTCTGGAGTTCGATTCCCTCGAGCTCGAACACGAGGATGAGGAGACCGAGGACGACGTCAAGCACGCCGAGTCCGAAGAGGATGAGGAAGGCGAGACGATCCAGGACGTCTACGACTCCATGACCGAGAAGCAGAAGCAGGTACTCCATTACATGCTCGGAGAGGCATTCTCCGCTGCAGAAGACGATTCCGACAACGAAGCCCAGCACTCCAACACCGACAAGGAAGGTGAAGACATGTCTCGTAGCAACGTCTTCGAGCAGCAGAACAACACTGAGGAGGCCCAGAAGGTCGTCCTCTCGCACTCCGACATCCAGGGCATCGTCGCCGACGCGTCGAAGCTGGGATCGCTGAAGGACGCTGTGGAGAGCTACGCTCTGGCACACGGCATCACCGACATCGATCAGCTGTTCCCCGATGCGCAGTTCGTCAACGGCGCCACCCCCGAGTTCCTGTCTCGGCGGATGGAGTGGGTCGCTGGCGTCCTGAACGGCGCTCGCAAGAGCCCCTTCTCCCGTGTGAAGACGGCGTTCGCCGACATCACCGAGTCCGAGGCTCGTGCGAAGGGTTACATCACCGGTACCCTGAAGAAGGAGGAGTTCTTCTCCGTCTCCAAGCGAGTCACCACCCCGACCACGATCTACAAGAAGCAGAAGCTGGATCGTGATGACATGCTCGACATCATCGACTTCGATGTCGTCGCCTGGCTCAAGGGTGAGATGCGGACGATGTTGGATGAGGAGCTCGCTCGAGCCATCCTCGTTGGCGACGGCCGTGACATCGCCGATGAGGACAAGATCAACGAGCAGAACATCCGTCCGATCGCGACCGACCACGAGCTCTACACCACCGTGGTCAACGTCAACATCGACGACGCCAACTCCTCGGTCACCGAGATCATCGATGCGATCATCCTGAACCGCTCGAAGTACAAGGGTACCGGTCTTCCGACCATGTACACCACCGAGAGCATCATCGCCAAGTTCATGCTCCTCAAGGACACCGTGGGTCGTCGGATCTACAAGAACCTCGATGAGCTGGCCGCCGAGCTCCGTGTGGCTTCGATCGTTCCGGTCGAGGTCATGGAGGAGACGCCGTCGATCGTCTGCGTGCTCGTCAACATGAACGACTACGTGATCGGCGCTGACAAGGGTGGTACGGTCTCGATGTTCGACGATTTCGACATCGACTACAACCAGTACAAGTACCTGATCGAGACCCGTGTCTCGGGTGCTCTGGCGAAGCTGAAGTCGGCCATCGTGGTCAAGAAGGTCGCGGCTTCCGCGGTCCTGGCGACCCCGCTCGCTCCGGCCTTCAGTGGTGACGCTGTGACCATCACCAACGTCACTGGCGTTGTCTACAAGGATGGCGATGGCACGACCATCAACGCTGCGGGTTCGCCGTACGCCGTCGATCCGCAGGAGACGTTCATCGTCAACGCCACTCCGGCTACGGGGTACTACTTCGCCACCAGCGACGACGATCACTGGGAGTTCTTCAACTCCAGCGAAGTCACAGACCCGGCCAGCTGATCTAAGGAGTAACGATGGCAAAGTTCTACGGAAAGGTTGGATACGGCGAGTCCGTCGAGAGCCCTTCTGGGTCTGGAGTGTGGATCGATCAGATCACCGAAGGCGACTACTACGGGGATGTGGTTCGAAACAACACTCGAATGGAAGCAGAAGACGCTGTCATCAGCGATATTTCCGTGAGCAACTCGATCAGCATCCTTGCCGACGAGTACGCCATCAAGCACTTCTTCAAGATCAAGTACGTGCGATGGGAGGGGGTGCCCTGGTCTGTGACTTCGGTCGAGGTCAGGGCGCCCCGCCTCATCCTTAGCCTTGGGAGTGTGTACAATGGCCCCACGGCTTGAACTCCAGGCGAAACTCGTCTCAATCCTCGGTTCTGGGAATGTCTATTTCCAGCCACCGTCGTCAATCCAGATGGTCTACCCATGCATCGTGTACGAACTCGATGACTTGTGGACAGACTTTGCGGACAACAGTCCGTACAGCTTGCGAAAGCGATACCAGGCGACAGTCATCGACCGGAACCCAGATAGTGCAATCCCAAATCAGGTTGCGATGCTACCAACGTGTGTCTTCGACCGCTTCTACAAAGCAGACAACCTGAACCATCACGTGTTCACCCTCTTCTTCTGACAGGAGACAACCCATGGCCAAGCTCACCTGGGATGCCACTGGCGAACGGTTCTATGAGACCGGCGTCGATCACGGTGTCCTCTACATCCCCAACAACTCTGGCGTCTACAACAACGGCGTCTCGTGGAACGGCCTCACTGCTGTGACCGAGTCGCCTTCTGGCGCCGAGGCGAACGCTCAGTACGCCGACAACATCAAGTACCTGAACCTCATCTCCGCTGAGGAGTTCGGTGCGACGATCGAAGCCTTCACCTACCCGGACGAGTTCGCTCAGTTCGACGGAATCGCCACCCCTTCGGCTGGCGTCTCGGTCGGCCAGCAGGCTCGGAAGACCTTCGGCCTGTCCTATCGGACCAAGCTCGGCAACGATCTCGAGGGCGACGACCTCGGCTACAAGCTGCACCTCGTGTACGGCTGCACGGCTGCTCCTTCGGAGAAGGCCTACGCCACGGTCAACGACTCGCCTGAGGCGATCACCTTCAGCTGGGAGATTACGACCACTCCAGTCGCCGTCACCGGGCTGCGTCCGACCTCGCTCCTGACCATCGACTCCACCAAGGTGAACGCCGATGATCTCGAGGACCTCGAGGACTTCCTCTACGGCACCGCTGGCACCGATCCGTCGTTGCCCCTCCCCGATGCCGTGCTGGCGATCTTCGCTGGCGGTCTGACGATCGTCACCCCGACTGCTCCAACCTACAACAGTGGGACGAAGGTCATCACCATTCCGTCGGTCACCGGTGTCACCTACTACATGGACGACGTTGCCCTCAGCTCCGGTGCTCAGCCGGCCATCACCGAGGACAAGATCGTCGTGGCTCGGCCCAACACCGGCTACCGGTTCCCGGATGTCGTCGACGACGATTGGTTCTTCGACTTCTGATGATCAACTGACTAGGAGACCAGAGAATGCTTCAAATCGAGATTGGCGGAGACGAGTTCTACGACGAAGAGAGCGAAACGTTCTCTGTTGTCGGAGGAGTTACTCTGGAGTTAGAGCATTCTCTGGTCTCCCTGTCAAAATGGGAGTCCAAGTACAAGAGGCCTTTCCTTGCAGGAGGGGCCAAAACCGAAGACGAGACTCTCGATTACATCCGAATGATGGTTGTCGAGGGGGATGTCTCGATCGAACAACTTCGAAACATGTCGCAGGAGCAGGCTGACGCAATCTCCGAGTACATCAATTCTCCTGAGTCAGCAACAACGTTCGGGATGATGCCAGAAGTAAACAAAGGGCGTGGAGAAACCATCACGGCAGAGCTGATTTACTACTGGTTGGTTGCGTACACGATCCCGTTCGAGGTTGAAACCTGGCATCTCAACAGACTTCTCGCTTTGGTGAGGATCTGCAACATCAAGAACTCGAAGCCGACCAAGATGTCTCGTCGGGCCATGGCTGAGCGCAACAGACAACTGAACGAACAGCGAAGAGCTCAACTCGGGACAACCGGATAACGAAAGGAGGACTGATGCCTCAACTTGTTTGGGACAAAGTCGGGCAAAGAACGTATGAGAGCGGTCTCGATCGTGGCGTTCTCTATCGAACAGACACGGATGAAGTCTTCCCCTGGAATGGTCTGACTTCAGTAGTCGAGAAGCTAACCAGGTCTTCTTCCGACAACTTCTTTGATGGGGCCAAGATAAGCGAATCAGTGACTATTGGAAGTTTCGCTGCTACGGTTTCTGCCATCACCTACCCAGACGTCGTTGTCGAGTTGGAAGGAACGACTCCTCTAAGAAACGGAGTGTTTCTCGGACAGCAGCATCCTGGGATGTTCGCTCTCTCGTACCGCACGAGAGTCGGTAACGACGTTGATGGCGATACGTCGCACTACAAGATCCATGTGATCTACAACGTGATGTTGAAACCATCGGATCGAACCTATGCGTCAGCCAATGATGACCCATCGCTTGTCGAGTTCGAATGGGAGTTGACGACAGTTCCGGTGAAAATCGACGGATATTTGGCGGCTGCTCACATCACAATCGACACCAAGAAGGTGGATTCGAAGCTCCTCAAGAAGATCGAGCGATACCTGTACGGCGATGGCGCTGCCGACGCCTCATTGATCCCGATGAACGATCTGGTCCAGATGCTTCTGGAGTGGTTCATCATCAAGATCACAGACAATGGTGATGGAACGTGGACGGCAGAGACCGACTACGACGGTTACATCATCCCCTTGGTTGACGAGATGTTCGAGATCAACCACGCAAATGTCATCTTCCTCGATGACGATACGTATGAAATCAGCAACACTAAGGACATCACCGATTCTGCCACGATCAAGATCGTTGACAACGGAGATGGAACGTGGACTGCGACGACATCGAGCCCTGATCTCATCTATGTGGATGAGGATGGCTCGTTTGAGTTGTACAACGCTACGGTCGAGGTCATCGACGCTGATTCGTACACCCTGTCCGACACTCCAGACTGAGGAGGGCCTAGATGGCTACAGTCACAAGTTACACTGCAGCTCGAATGCAGGAGATTGAAGATTCGGCCGTTGTCGGTGGGCATATCACCGGCGACAACCTGGTCCTTGAGCGTTTTGACGGCAGTGAGTTCACAGCTGGAAACGTTCGAGGGCCTGCTGGTCCTACTGGACCAGCTGGTTCGGTTTCTGGAGCTCTCGGCTCTACCGACAACGCTATCGTTCGAACCGATGGTGTAGGTGGATCTCTGGCTCAGGGTTCGGCAGTCACGATCGATGATTCTGGTCGGCTCACGGCCTCGCTCATGAGCGTCACCACTGCGCCATCTGTTGACAACGACGTGGTGAACAAGGCGGCTCTGGATAAGTCTGGACGAGGGCTGCTCGGGCTATCTGAGTATTCGGCATCTGATGAAGCTCTTACGGCTTCCACCTACCGAACGTTGACGCCATCGGTGACTTTCACTCCGGTCACGAATCGTTACTATCGCTTCACCGCAATCGCATCGATCCTGTCACCGTCCAGTGCGGGTGGCATTGTTCTTGCTCTCTTTCGGAGCACAGACCTCACAACTGAGCTCGCTCGAGTGCAGCACGAGATTCATGACCCCACGTTTCCCTGTATTCTGACGCTAGACAAGATCCTCAAGGCTCCTGCGGGGTGGAGTGGATCTACCACGTTCGTCATTCGTGCTTTGTGCACAGCATCAGGAAGTAGCGTGCTTAATACCAGTTCGCCTTCGTATCTCTCGATCGAGGACGTCGGAACCCTGTAAGACTGGAGCGTCAACGTGCTTGGTTTCACATCGAGTGGTGACTTCAAAAACACCGAACGATTCCTGAAGAAAGCCATGGACGGCGACATCTTCGGAAGTCTCGAGCGTTACGGCCAACAAGGCGTTGATGCTCTTGCGAAGGCTACCCCAGTCGACACGGGAAAGACCGCAGCCTCATGGGGGTACAGAGTCATTCGCAGCAAGACGAGGCCCGGGATTGAGTGGTACAACACGAACGTAAAAGACGGCGGTGTCAATGTCGCCATCCTCATCCAGTACGGTCACGGGACCGGCACCGGGGGGTATGTTCAAGGAAGAGACTACATCAATCCCGGGCTTCGACCCATATTTGACCAGATCGCCGACGACGTTTGGAAGCAGGTGAAGAACCTATGAGCTCAGTAGACAACAAGGTCGTCTCACTGACCTTCGATAACGCCTCCTTCCAGAAGAGGGCTGGCGACACGATGTCAACCCTGGACAGGCTGAAGCAGGCTCTGAACTTCTCCGGAAGCGGAAAGAGTCTTGGCGATCTTCAGCAGATGGCCGGGAAATTCAACATGGATTCGATGGCTACGACAATTGAGGGAGTAAGCGCCAAGTTCCTAGCTCTTTCAACGATCGCCATCACGGCTCTCTCCAACATCACGACTAAGGCGATGGAAGCTGGCGCACAGTTCGCCAACAGCTTCTCATTCGAGCCGGTCATGGATGGCTTCAAGGAGTACGAGACCAGCATCAATGCGGTTCAGGTGATCCTTGCGAACACGAAGTCCAAGGGCACCACGATTGATCAGGTGAATGTGGCTCTTTCTCAGCTGAACGACTACGCTGACAAGACCATCTACAACTTCGGTGAGATGACCAAGAACATCGGCGCCTTCACTGCTGCTGGCGTCGACTTGGACACGTCGGTGAAGTCAATCAAGGGCATCTCGAACATCGCAGCGATGTCTGGATCAAGCGCTCAGGAAGCCTCTGTTGCGATGTATCAGTTGTCTCAGGCTATCTCTGCGGGCACCGTGCGCCTCATGGACTGGAAGTCCGTCGAGAACGCAAACATGGGCGGAGAAGCATTCAAGACCGCCCTGTTCGAGACGGGTAAGGCTATGGGAACGCTCGCAAACGTTCCGCTTGACCAGTCGTTTACGCAATGGGAGGCCAGCGGTAACAGCTTCCGTGAATCCCTCTCCGATGAGTGGCTTACGTCAGACGTCTTGACTACCACTCTCGCTGCTATCTCTGGCGACCTGGACGGCGCAGCGCTCTCCGCAAAGGGTTTCAGTGACGCACAGATCGTCGCTATGCAAGAGCTTGCCGCCACATCACTCGGGGCAGCAACCGAGGTCAAGTCGCTCACCCAGATGTTCGGCACCATCAAGGAGTCGGTTGGTTCTGGATGGGCCGCCTCGTTCCAACTCATCTTCGGTAACTTCATCGAAGCGAAGGAACTCTTTACCGGAATCAACTCCTACCTCACGGGGTTCATCGACAAGTCGACCGATGCTCGTAACCAGCTCTTGACTGGTTGGAAGGCGTTTGGAGGGCGTAATGAGCTGATCGGAGCTCTTATGAACTCCTTCGCTGCTTTGCACAATGTCCTCAAGCCGATCAAGGATGCGTTCCGAGAGGTCTTCCCTCCGATGACTGCGGAGCGGTTGATCAATCTGACCACTAGCTTGAAGGAGTTCACCGCCAAGCTGGTGATGTCAGAGGCCACGATGGAGAAGGTCAAGAGCATCTTCGAGGGTTTCTTCTCCGTGCTCAAAATAGGAGTCGAAATCATTAAGGGCGTGTTCAGCGTCTTCTCCAGTCTGGCTGGAATCATCTTCGGCTTCTCGGATGGAGCACTGACTGGTGCTGCTGGCGTCGGCAACTTCGTCTCCAAGATCCGAGAGATGCTGGTTGAGGGTGGGGGAATCAAGGCATTCTTCGACGCCATCAACGACAAGATCAAGACCTTCGGCGAATGGGTCGAGAAGGGTCGTGAGAAGCTTGGGTCTCTCTTCGGAGGGAAGGGTGGTGGAGGAGGTGAAGACTCAGGGGGCGCCAGCAAGTTCTCTGAAGCCATCTCCAAGATCGTTGATAAGCTGAAGGGCCTTTCCGTAATCGGAGAGAAGGTCGGAGAGATCTTCTCCAAGATCGGTGATGCCATTGGAACCGCCTTCTCCGGGATTGCTGATGCTGTTGGTGGAGTGGTAGATGCAATCGTCAGCTTCTTCTCGAATCTGGGAAGCGCAGTCGGAGACTCCATCAATTCTGACACGTTCGACAAGGTTCTTCAGGTGTTCAGGGTAGGCTTCTTGGGTGGTCTTACGGCCATCCTCGGCGGCTTCCTGAAGAACGGCTTGAAGCTGGACTTCGGTCAGGCTAAGTTGTTGGAGTCGATCTCTGGCGCATTCGATGAGCTCGGTGGCTCGCTGAAGGCTCTTCAGCTGCAGCTCAAGGCTGACGCTTTGCTCAAGATCGCCAAGGCTGTTGGGCTTCTGGCGGTTTCGGTCCTCGTGCTCGCATTCATCCCAGCGGACAGGATCGCCAAGGGGCTAGGCGCCATGACGGCTGGCCTCGCTGGCATCACTACTTCGTTGGCGGTTCTGTCAAAGGTGGAGTCGAATCCCGCCAAGCTC